TTATGGACGCATTATGGACATTCCTGACACCGGGTTAAGAGTCACAGCATCTTGTAAGAAATCCGGTGCAAAGTGTGCGTAGGTCATAGTTTGCTGAATGTTAGAATGACCCAGGATGCGCTGCAATGTGATTATGTTACCTCCATTCATTATAAAATGTGTGGCAAATGTATGCCTCAAAACATGTACTGCTTGTCCGTCAGGTAAATCGGGTTTTACTTCCCTGAGAGCGTTACGCACTTTGTAGTAACTGGCATTAAAAAGCCTGCCTGAATTTTTGGTCTTGATCCGTTTAATCAGGTCCTGCGAAACGGGAATTGTCCTGCGTTTTCCGTTTTTAGTTTTCATAAACGTAACCATCTGGTTAATGATGTGTTCAGCTTTTAAATTAGCCACTTCACTCCAGCGTCCACCAGTAGAAAGGCAGACCAGAGTTGCATTTAATTCATCACCATCAAGCATGGATAACAGCCGCGTAATCTCTTCACTGGACAAAAAAGCCATTTCCGTAACAGCTTCACGTAACCGTTTAATCTCACGGAACGGGTTGTGAGAGTGGTATTCACCGGCGTCAATTAACTTGGTGAACATCCCACTCATTATTGCCAGATGTCGATTTACGCTGGCTGGTTTTAGACCATCGTTCATCATTACAACGCGATAATCAGTTATCGTTTTCTTTGTTAGCTGGTCAGCTCTGGACACTCCCATTTCTGCAAATTTGGCGATTATTGTCGTTAAACGCCCCCGTTCAATATCTCCACGCTCATGTGATTTTCCGTGATATATCCACCATCTGCCTAACAACTCTGTAAGAGTTCGGCGGTCGGCTGGTTTCTCCAACCACTCTTTGTTGTGGTAGTTAACCAGTACATGACGTTCGAATGCTTGAGCTTCACCTTTAGTTTTAAATTTCCGCCTGATACGTTTTCCATCTGCACCCTGCGGTCTGACGTCCACTTCATAACGACCATCATCGAGCTTTTTAATAGACATAAAGCCCTCCGATGACGCTGTTAACTTCTACTACTTGAAAATTAATGCAATTTTCTTTCGTACATTTACTACACACATATGCTGAATAAATCGTCAGCCAGTCTTCTGGTCTGAGTGGTGCAAGGTTGTTGAGTCTTGCCCAATGTGTGCGAGAGCCGGGGCTATTTGTCCAGCTGCTGGATCTGTTTCATCAAACATGAACCAGTCACGATACTTGCGAAAGCGTGGATGCTTAAACAGCTTCATACCTGCTTCCATAGGCATTTTTGATTTTCCTGATTCATATCCATGATATGTGTAGTAATTAATTCCAATTAATTCAGCAAGTTCCTTAGTTTTAAGGCGTTCGGATTCACGGATGAGCTTTAGTTTCTCACTTTGTTCACTTGACATAATTTTGCTAATCTCCAATTATATTGTTACTTGGCAATTTGTGATTCACTCAAAAAGGCTCTAGATGGCTCCAGTTGGTGAATCGCAAATCTTATGGAGGATAGCAAAGTGACGACAAATGTAGAAATTTCTTGTCCAACTAGCGATGAGGCAAGTTTCGAAAATGAAGCCAAACGTAAAAGCATTCAGATTTCAGAGCGCCCATCTGATTTGCTGTCGAAAGAAGGTTTTGCTCTTTACATCGGTAAGACACCACGCGCGGTGGCTGAAATGGCTAAAGCAGGAAAGCTGCCAGCCTTCTACATGACAGACCCATTAAAACCAAGAGGGAAAGCTGAATTATGGATTAATCGCCGTGAGTGGGACAAGTACGCAGCCCAACTGGTTGATGAAGCTCCGACAGAATGGCATGACTGGAAAAATCGCATTAGTTACAGCAAATCAAGACATGGCCGTGCGGCTTAAGGTGGAAAGGATGAACGAGCCTCGTTGTATTGCTCTGTTATTGCGTAACGAAAGCCCCAGGGCGATTGACTTCACCATCACCCACGGGAAGGGACGCAAGGGAATCATTATCCGTACCAAAAAACAGAGTCCGTTAAAAAAGGCTCTGACCTTTCTGAAAAGCCGGAGGGTCTGGAAATGACAGTGATGACGCTTAACCTCGTCGAAAAACAGCCAGCAGCCATGCGCCGGATAATTGGTAAGCATCTGGCCGTCCCTCGCTGGCAGGAGACATGTGATTATTATAATCAGATGATGGAACGCGAACGGCTAACGGTTTGCTTTCATGCGCAGTTAAAACAGCGTCACGCAACGATGCGTTTTGAAGAAATGAATGACGTCGAACGTGAACGGCTGGTTTGTGCAATTGATGAACTGCGTGGGGCATTCTCAAAACGCCGTCAGGTTGGCGCAAGTGAGTATGCATATATTAGTTTTTTAACAGTCAGTCAGCGTCGCACTTTATTTATGCACGCACGACTGACAGAAAAAGAATTTAACCAGCCATACTGGCGAATTAATGAGGAATCATGTTACTGGCGTGATGCTTTATTCCGTGCATTACGTGAATTATTCAGCCTGTTTGAGTATGCACCGACAATTCTGACGTCGGTAAAACCAGAGCAATATCTGCATTAAATAATTAACCAGAGTTTTTAACGCACTTAATCGTGCGGGGCTTCTTTTTGCCTGGAGAAAGTCATGCATACAGTTTCTGAAAATCAGTGCGGTAAATACGCATTACTGCTGCAACAGGCCAGAACCGAAGCACAGGCCGACGCTGCGACGCGCTTTTCTTCTCATCTTGACGCCATGATTCGCCATATCACAAAGGCGGAGTTATCCCGCGTGGAGATAGTCGAGCTGCTCAGTCAGGAGTCGGAAAAATTTCACAATATCGGATTGTCTCGCGGGGAGGTGCTTTGATGTCCTGTTCTCATTCAATTGTATTACTGAATAACGCCTTAAAAATCGCCGTTATGAAAAATGGCGATTTATCTCTTATTCAACTTTGTCTTGATAAAGAAAAACGCGACATAACTGAATCTGTTATCGCGATTTATCAGAATGAATTAAACCTCCTGTCTGATATGGTCAATTTACTTGTTAAACGCGCTGTGTTCCACAAGCAAATTTCCTCAGTGGATGAACTGACAAAATTAACGACAGAACTCGCCAGTTATTGCGCTGATGTATCCAGGAAACTTAACGATAAAAGGAGCTGATAATGCCGGACAACGTAGATTTTATTCAGGAACAACAGGCTGAATTACTGGAGCGCCAGATTAACGCGGCAAGGGTAAAACATTGCGGTGTTTCTGCGCTGGTTACCGTGAACTACGCAAATTGCCTCGCGGCGTCAGCATTGCTGATGAGTTTGACGAGCGCGTCGAGGCTGCACGCGCCGCCGCAGACAGTGGTGATTTTGCGCTGTATATCAGCGCGCAGGGCGGGGCAAATGTCCCGCGCGATTGTCAGACTGTCAGGGTCGCCCGTAGTCCGTCGGATGACGTTAACGAGTACGAGGAAGAAGTCGAGAGAGTGGTCGGCATTTACGCGCCGCATCTCGGCGCGCGTCATATTCATATCACCAGAACCACGGACTGGCGCATTGTGCCGAAAGTGCCGGTCATTGAGCCTTTGACTTTAAAAAGCGGCATCGCCGCGCCTCGGAGTCCTGTCAATAACTGTGGAAAGCTCACCGGTGGTGATACTTCGTCACCGGCTCCCACGCCTTCTGAACACGCCGCAGCAGTGCTTAATCTGGTTGATGATGGTGTTATCGAATGGAATGACCCGGAGGTCGTGAGGGCGCTCAGGGGTGCATTAAAACACGACCTGAGAACGCCAAACCGTCAGCAAAGAAACGGAAGCCCGTTAAAACCACATGAAATTGCACCATCGGCCAGACTGACCCGGTCGGAAAGAATGCAAATTACCCGTATCCGCGTTGACCTTACTCAGAACGGTATCAGGCCGCAGCGATGGGAGCTTGAGGCGCTGGCGCGTGGCGCGACCGTAAATTATGACGGGAAAAAATTCACGTATCCGGTCGCTGATGAGTGGCCGGGATTCTCAACAGTAATGGAGTGGAAATGATGGCAAAAATTCACGAGGTAAAGCTGCACGCAAAATATTTTGACCTTGTGCTGGAAGGAAAGAAACGCGCAGAGTTTCGGAAAAATGACCGTAATTATGAGCGCGGGGACACGTTGATTTTGCATGAATGGGTGCAGGGTGTGTATACGGGGCGAAAGGTTGAAGCCCGGATAACAGATGTTACTGACTTGTCAGACTGGCTGGAAGATTATGTCTTGCTAAGTATTGAGCTGCTTAATACAGGCGCATATGAGTTTGTGAACTGGAAAGAACTTAGTGAGCGTGGTCTGGTATTCAGAATTAATCATGAAATTATGCATCAGCTCGGCCTTGCTGTTGTGTATGAACCAGAGACGGGGATGTCTGGCGGGGCAGTGGTTGGTGCGGATGGGATATGGAACTATTCAGATGAACAGGTGGAGCGTGCACAGCAAAACGGGTGGCTTGGATAATGCACAGAATACCAGGCGAGATACCGCAGCATAAAACTAAAAATATCAAGCTGATGGCCATTGTTCACCGTCTACAGCAGATTATGGTCAACGAAAATCTGACGCCCGATGAGCTAGTCGGGTGTGCCGAAATAGTCCGGGATAATTACGTATGGCTTAACTATATCGGTCAGCCCAGCGCTGCACCGCCACCACGCAGACGATAGAGAACGCAGCCAGCTCAGGATTGGCGGGGGATAGAATAACGAGCATAGTGATGCGATTAGACAAACAGACTGACTGGTACACTTAGGATGGTTATAGTGGTTTCTAAGTGCTTTAGCGATACATCTGGTGGACTGTTTTACCAACCTCAGAGTTAGCTGAATTTTTAACAAAATACCATTTTGATAGATTTGCCTAATTTATTAATTAAACTATACTGGACTTATACACAGTGTTCTGTTAATTGTTAGGTTGGTAAGATATTGTGAGGAGGTGATTACTATCTTGGCATCAATCAAGTGGAGGTTAAATGATGAATATATTTGAACGTATTATAGGTAAAGCTGCTATTGAAAAGGAAAGAGAACTGGCGAGGAGGCTTGAAGCATCTGGAACAAACACTGTTGAGGTGGTAGGTCGAGGCGCGATTATCACGTCTAAAGAAGACTTGGCAAGCTCAGATACAGTAAAATTGATGAAAATTAAAGCAAGAAAAATAGTTTCTGAGCAGGTAAAGCAAGAAGAAAAAATGGCTAAAGGGAATTAATAATGTTTGCTTTATTAATTATTCCATTACTTGTGAGTGGTTATATTGTATTAACCACTCATCCTTATCATTTCTATAGATTACACCGTTATGATGGGCAGTTGTTATATATGAAGTCAGCCGCCTTTGGTCTGTGGTGTTTTATATGGACATTGATTATAGCTTACTTAATAAAATGGATATGTCCGAGCTTCCATCCTGTCACGATGGTTCGGGAACAATTAGATCTCAAACTTAGTGACAATGGTACTGAAAGAATCATAGGATGGATGATTTTACTTTCATGTGGAACGATATTTTTGGCTTGGATATGGAGTGTCGGTGCTAGATATTTGGTTATATATAGAGCTAAAATTATAAATTATATCCAAGGGGTAAAGGCTGCCAATATTGATTATGAGAATCTTGTCATGCTAAGGATGAGGCAAGAGCTTATTAATGATAATCCAATGGATGAAATATTTTTTGATTCGTTAGTTGATAGACGTTCAATACTTATTACGTTGCAAAATAAAAAGACATATGTAGGAATTGTTAACGCATTAGGTGAGCCTAACGAGAAAGAAGGACCTAACCAGTATGTTTCAATCTATCCTATTATCTCTGGGTATAGAGATAAGGATTCATTGAAAGTAATCTTGGTGAATGAATATAGAGAGCTTGAGGATGCTGATACTAGTATCATCTTTCCACTAAAAGAAATTTCGCAAGTTTCTTGGTTTGATATGGATATTCATAAAATAGTTGAAAATAATAAGGTGTAGTAAATGGTCACCTATAAAAGGTGACCATAATGCTTATTTTTGACGAATCCTGATTTTTGGTTGTTCACGAACAACAATATCAGTTTCTTTCCAACCAAGATTATTTATTTCAACCTCGGCTTCGTTGTAGACTGTAGTAGAATTGGCAAGAGATCTTAACGTAATAGCCAATACAGCACGTTGAGGTGAAGATAGAGGCTCTTGCTCTGCTCGTCTCTGAACATCAAGTTTAAGTCTCCATTGCTCCCCATTTATACCTTGCGGAAATTGTTTTCTATAAACTTTGACTGGAGACCATTTGAAGCCATTTTCTATCAGTACCTTTTCAAATAATTCACTCTTTTCTTTTATTTGTGGAATTTTTCCGCTATGTATCCATTTAGCGTTAACTGGATCATAAGTGTAAGTCCCGAATGACACATCCACATTAGAACGGCAATATTCGGATGGGTAGTCATAATCAAGCGGTGGAGAATAAACGAGTGTCATAATAATTTCACCTGTGAATTTTCCATCCTCAGTACGTAATGACTGTGGTATTACAAATGGCGTTCTACTGAATTCAATACCTTCTCGGGTATCTATTTCAAATAGAAATGTAATCTCATTTTTATTGCAACCAATAATATCATTTATATGATCGCTTGGGCGTCCAAATCCTTGATAATTAAACGCATAATGCTCCGTTTTGGCTGGTGAGTTTTTTAACGCAGAATGAATTAATAGTGCCTTGATACGTTCAGGCGATGGTGAAATAGAACCATTAACATCTAGTTCATGCCACAGTGATGCCGCTAAACTTGAGATTAACGGTGCTGATAAACTTGTGCCAATACTTTCGCAAAGAGCATTGTCCTCGCCAATAGCTATGATTCCGGTATGTTCACAGTTTAATTTACTGTCACAATTACCTCCAAAGTGATTTATCTCTGGTTTGGGTATAAAGGCTGGGCCGGGACCTCTTCTAGAAAAAGATGAAGGTTCAAATCTTTTGACCACAGAGTCAGACGATTCTAAATGGGCAACTGAGCCAACAGTTAATGAACGAACAGAATCTGCGGGGGCTGATATTCTGTCATGCCCACCTAATTCTTGAGGAGGCCAGGTTCGTTGAGGATCATAAATGTAGTTGCCGGATGCTACGACGAAAAGACAATCATGCTCATCATGAAGTGCATTTAAAAAATGCCCCAATTCAGAGAAGCTGTCTTCAGAACATGGGGATTGACAACCTAATGACAGATTCCATACACGTACTTCTGGATAGGTGGTCACAGCCTCTCGGATAGCTTTCATTAATTGTGGCAATTTGAGCGTACCATCTTTGGGAAAGGCTGCAACATCAACAATTTCAGCTTGGCATTGAGGAAAACCAGCATAGTTATTCAACCATCTTCCATTAATTGCTAAACTTGCAACCATGTTCCCATGAGAATAGTCGTGTTCTCCTTTTACTAAATCTAAACTATCCCAAATCCATGGCCTAAGTATGTTGTTATTGGGATCGACTCCGCTATCTATAATTCCGAGTAGTGGATAATGTTTATCCTCTTGAGGTAAGGGAAAATCATCTAGGTCTAGAGTTTCAGCAGGAATATATTGCGATACTGTATGAGTAAGACCAAATGTTGGCATAGGTTCTAATTTTCGTATGCCAATAAAACTTGCCAGTTGGGCGATGTTATCATTCCCTTTTACTTCATATATACTCAAATCTGAACTGATATCATACTTTTTGGGTTTTTGTATTCCTAGTTCATCTGCAAATTCCATTAATTCTTTGTCGATACTGCGGTTAGTTGTTCTATCTTTATGGTCAAAGAGTTTCAGAAGAAAACTATCTGATTTATTTTTATCTATAACATCATGGTTAAGACTAAAAGGTTCGATCTTTTCAATTACAGCAATATGTACTGTCCCATTATGAGAATTAGTGCTATTTTCAATTTTTTTGCGAAGTTGTGCTAACCCTTTTTCAGTAACACTTATAAGTAATTCTCCAAAATTATCACTGCCTATTACGGGACATGTATTATCACCTAATAGGCTTGATGGGCGATGTGACTTAGCAAGAGCTTTTTCATGAAGAGTAACTCTAGCCACCGCCGGTATATTGGGCCATTTTTTAAATGAGCTCTGGAAAAAATTTTTAACGTCATCGACTTCTTGTTTGAGTCTATTTTTTAGACTAGTTGTTACTGTTCGGATAGGTTGTTTCTTTCCGAAATTATATGTTTTTTCAGTAAAATCTTGAGGTGTCGCCTCAATTATTTTTATTGGTCTTTCTTTGTTACTCATAATATCTCTCTATAGTTCTTAGTTAGCCTTGACACTTTAGCATTTGAAAGCCCTAGTATTTTTGCTATCTTTCGTATTGTAAATCTTTTGGGATTGTATTCTCTGAGAGTGGTCACAATCTTTATAAGTAAATTATCTTCTTCATCAAATGTAACTCCCTTCGCTTCTAAGATAGCCTCGACTAAAAATCGGGTATCGATTTGTTTATTATTGTAAACCAGAGCATGTCGCTCAGATCTTAAGCAGCATTGTTCTATAAATGAGCAGTTTAGCCCTGATGATATTTCCGCAAGGTCATCAACAAAATCGTCATATGTAGCTTTTATGTTTGAATATTGTTCAAATAGTTGTTTTCTGACTTCAAAATTAGGCAATCCAATAGATATTCTATACTCAAAGCGCCTCCAAACTGCGCTATCTAGAAGATTTTCATGATTACTTGCAGCAATCAATATTGTTTCTTCAGGTAGATTGTCAATATTTTGCAATAAAGAAACCACCACCCTCTTCAGTTCACCTAACTCATGCTGATCATCTCTAGCCTTTGCTAGAGAATCTAGTTCATCTAGAAATAAAACACATGGTGCTTTACTTGCATACTCAAATAGCTGCCTGATATTTTTAGAAGTAGACCCCAGATATGATGAGACTAAGGAGTCACATCTTGCAGTAAGAAGCGGTAAATTTAGACAGGATGCAATATATTTTGATGTCAAGGTTTTACCACAACCTGGTGGCCCATATAAAATCATAGAGGATGTCACGCCAAGACCGGCATCCTTTAATTCTTTAGCTCGTTCAGTGAAAGTCAAAAATTCTTTAATTTTTTTCAGAGTGCTATCTTTCAACAATGGGAGTTGAATTTCAGAAGACGGTTGAGTTACGTCTGCTAAATCAAATTTAGTTTCTTTATCTACAGGTAATGTATCAAGACGTTCAAAAATAGGTGATGTACTGCGTGATACTTTCTGCAAGTTAAACGTGTTTTTATCTTGAATACTACCTCTAATGGCTGAAGCAAGCTCAGGCAGCCCCATAGAATCATAGGAACGCGCGAGTTTCGAAGCCTGCCGAACAAAAGCAACTTTATCCCCTTTGAGTCCAAGACTGATAAGCTGCGAAAGTATCTCGTTTGTGGTCATTTGTGATACAAACCTCATTAATCTGTTGTCTAAATGGCTTATAGGTGAGACAAATTTCTATTTTAATGTAGTTTATATGTATTTTGGTGAAACGAACACTATGTTTTACATAAATCTTTCAGGTTTGGAGTTCTTGGAGGGCATAGAGTTGCATCAATTTGCATTCTAATTAGACTTTTTTATTGCTATCGTATTCTACATGTGACTAGGTCTGCCCTTCCTGATGCGTTTGCATTAAAACCTCCCCATGAAGCGGGCGGGCGAGGCGGGGAAAGCACTGCGCGCTGGCGGTGGTGCTGATTTTATTTTTTCAGCGTCTGAGCGCGTCGTGATGGCGTTTAGATTGTGTTCCGGGGCCTGCGGGATGTTTTGCGCGGAGGTGAGCGTGTGAGGGCGTGATGACGGGGTGTAAAAAAGCCGCCCGCAGGCGGCGATGTTCAGCCGTTGTCAGTGTCCAGTGAGTAGTTTTTAAAGCGGATGACCTCCTGACCGAGCCAGCCGTTTATTTCCCGAATCCTGTCCTGTAGCCTCCCGTAACAGGCTGGAAGCCAGTGTCGCTCCGTCACTGGCCGGAATTAAAATCCCGCACATCGACCAGTCGCAGGAGTCTGATGCAAAATTCCTGACCCGCCTTGCTGAACGCAACGGCGGTGAGGTGTCGGTAAAAATGGGAAAATTGTTGTTTCTCAAAGCGGGGCAGGGGGTGACGGCCAGCGGTAAAAAAATCCCGCAGATTACCATCGCCCGCAGCGACGGCGACCGTCATCATTTTGCGATTGCTGACCGTGGAGCCTACACCGGCGTAACGGCAAAGTGGTTACACACCAAAGACCCGAAGCCACAAAAGCAGAAGGTAAAACTGAAACGCAAAAAGAAAGAGAAACACCTGCGCGCACTGGAGCACCCGAAAGCGAAACCGGTCACGCAGAAGAAAGCGCCAAAAGTACCGGAAGCGCGCGAAGGTGAATACATGGCCGGTGAGGATGACAATGTTTTTGCCCTGACCACGGTATATGCCACGAAAGCGCAGGCCATGCGCGCCGCTCAGGCGAAGTGGGATAAACTGCAACGGGGCGTTGCGGAGTTCTCCATCAGCCTGGCTACCGGTCGGGCAGATATTTACACGGAAACACCGGTTAAGGTGTCAGGCTTTAAGCGTGTCATAGACGAGCAGGACTGGACCATCACTAAGGTGACACATTTTCTGAATAATAGCGGCTTCACGACGTCCTTAGAGCTTGAGGTCAGGCTTTCTGATGTGGAGTACGAAACAGAAGATGATGAGTGA